TGGTATAGTCCCCGCTGATCCCAGCCGTGCTCTGCGTCACCGTGCCGAGTTGTCCCGGTTGCCAACCATATCCGCGCACCACACAAGTAATGGTCCGCATGAGTGTGCCAGCCGTTGCCAGTTTGGCTTCCGCATAGCCTTGCGCAAGTACCTGTAAATCCACGATGTCATTACTGGTCGGATGCGTGAGCGTGTCCATCGCCTCATAGCGCCCGTCGGTCCCTTCAATGGCAGCACGTTCGGCAATCTGATCCTCATTCTCTTTCGCATAGGTCACCACCAGTGCTGTCGTATTGTCGCTCGGCGTGCCGGTCACCACGACGGTCTGCATGTTGCGATAATCATCGGCGCTATTGTCGAGCGTGAATACCTGTTCGATAATGCTAGCGTTGATCGTAAATGGCGCAATCGGCAATGAATCGGCACGCAGATGAATCCGTCGATCACTGTCAACGGTCAACACGAGGCCCAAGGCCGCGCCCGCATCTTTCAGAACGTCGAGGGCGCTGCCGCCTTGCGAATCGACCAGTGGAAGCGCCAACCAGGATTCGATCGTGCCTATGCTCAGGCCGTTGCCCGCCAATTCATTATCAAGCAAGGAATCGACAATCGTGACCAGTGACGCATCGATGAAGTTGCGGTTGATCTTGTGCCGCGCTAGCAGCGCCGTCCAGTCATTCGCCGTGCAGGAATAGACGATCAGCGATTGCGATGGTTCCACCTCAATGCGCCAATTCGTGAGCAGTCCATCAAAGAGCACTTCACTAAAATACATCCAGCGGATCGGTATGCCGATTTCTAGGGGAAACGTCGGCGCATAGAGTTTGAATTGCAATGCTGCCTGTTCGCCAATAGCCGCAGAAAGCGATCCGCTGCCTGCCATATAGGACTGGCCTGCTTCAATCCCGCCCATATACAGCTTGAACGGTTTACGCGCATCGGCGTCACTCGTCGCGGTTGAGAGCGGCGTCAGTGACGCCAGGGCCGAGCTGCCGAAGGCTGCACCTGCGACCATCATGCGGGTAAGCCCTTTCCGCGCAAGGCCGGCATGATCGAATCAGAGATCGCCATGGCGAATTCTCGTTTATCCAGATAGATGTGCGTATGAATCGGCTGCTTCGATCCTCCACCACCACCAATCCCCAATGTCTCCCGCATGAACGCCGCCCCGCGCTTATTCAGCGGGATCACCGCTTCCGACGATCCGGCTTCGCCGATGAGGCCCATGGTTGGTCCCGTCGCGATTCCGCCGTCCTTAAAGGCAAACGCGGCGAGCGTGCCAATGGCCGCGCCAATGACGGCCACACCGGCTAAGATCGCCAGCGCATAGGGAATGCCGAAGATCGTATCGGCGGCAGCTTCGGCAATCGCTGACAGGAACGTCATGATGGCTTCGCCGATCGAGATGAATGCCGGAATCAGCACGCTCGTAAAGAACCCTTGAATGGCTCCGGTGATCGCGCCGAAGGTGCCGACAATGGCCGCGCCGGCCCCTTCCCAAATGGCAACCGTGGTGCCAGCGGTCGCCGCGTTCCCGGCCAGAATGGTGGCATCTTGCAAGGCCCATTGCGCCATCCGTTGAACCCCGAAGTTCAGCAGGCTTTGCAGTAAGGATGCGGCCGTCTGCTTCCCGATCTGCGTCATGGTCTGGCCGAAGTTCTGGAAATTCACGATGGCATTCGCCAGACCGCTGGTCCAGCCGGACACGATCATGCCGACTGAAAACGTATTCGAATCCACAATGGATTGCAGTTGCTGTTGCCAGACGGTCTTCATGCCAGCAGCCGCGATATGTTGCGTGCGCATGAATTCGCCTTGATAGACCTGATTGCGCTTATCGGCCTCGACCTCGACCGCCGTCTCCGCCACGAGCGCGGCATCCGCCGCATTGGCCATATCAATATAGGCCTGCGTCTGCGCATCGAGCCCTTTTTGCAGATCGCCATGCATGGCAATCAATGCCTCTTCAGCACGAAGCTGCCGCTGCGCCCGGCTCTGCTCAATCTCACCGAGCACATGACCGAGCGATTCCTGGGCATGTCCCAGCGCCAATTGTTGCTGATAGGCCGCGATATGTTTTCTCCGTAATGCCAATCCGATCTCTTCCTGCTTCAACCCTTGCGCAGTGACAAAATCGGCGATGTGCGAATTCATCGGCCCTGATGGGCCTATACCTCCTGGCGAGGGCGCCGGCATCTGTGCGGCGCGCGCCGTAGCCATGGCCGACGCCATGCCAGGACTGAGCGAACTGATAATGGGATGCTCTTTCTGGATCTCCTTGAGCGCCGCGCCATAGTTCTGCGTGATCCGCGTGAGCGCCGCCACGCCTTCAGTGACCGCATTGATTCCCGTCGTGACTGCTGGCGCAAACGTGGCCGAGAGCTGATGTTGCAGGCCCTGCAAAGCCACGCCGAGCCGATCCGACGCATCATCTGCTGCCTGTAGCGCCGCCACCTGTTGTGTCGAAAGCACCACGCCGAACCGTTCTGAGGCTTTTGCTGAGGCATCAAACGCCGCCGCGCCTCGATTCAAAACGGGAATCATCTCCAGCCCTGATTTGCCGAACAGCGTGACGGCTAATCGTGCTTTGTCCACGCCGTCCGGCATGGAGGCGAACTGATTGGCCACGGCCCTGATCACATCCTCTGTCGAGCCGAGATGCTGAATAGCTATCCCCATTTCCGCGAACGTCTCTGCGGCATTGCTCGCCGGATTCCGTGCATCGGTGATGAGCTTCGAGAGTGTCCGCATGCCGGATGTAAGCGTCTGCGCATCGAAATTGTTCTCGGCCATGACGACCGACATGCGTTGAATGGACTGGACGGCGATGCCGGTTTTCTGACTGAGCTGATCCATGGCTTCGATTTGCTTGCCTGTACTCAGCGTGAGAGCCACCGCCGCAGTCGCCGCCGCCACCGTCGCGCCAGCCAGCACGCCAGCAGCCGCTGCTCCGCCCTTGGCGAGACCCGTGAAAGCCTCAAGCGCTTGATTGACGCCACCGCCTAGGGACCGGCCAACGGCGGACGAACTCTGTTGGAACCGATCGACGGACCGCTGCGCATCGTTCAGCCCCTTGATGAGGCCGTTGCTATCCGCAAAGAGTTCGAGCACCAGTTTATTCGCCATGCTGCCCCTGCATGCGATTCAGATCGGCCAAGGCTTGAAAGCGATCGCGAATCATCCGTGTTGCATCCTCTGGATCGATCTCCGCCGGATCCTGCTTGGTCATCGCCGTCGGCATGAAATCCTCTGGAGTCGAGAGTTTGTCCGATGACTTCCCTCGATTGACGTTCCGCACCATGCTGGTCACGAGCCCGGCCCGCCAAAACTCAGCCGGAGGCCCAAACGGCTCCAAGCTCGCATAGGCCTGCCATTCCGCCAATACCCGCGCCGGAAGACGCGCCAGCAGCCTGTCCGGGTTGCATTCCCCCAGACTCAGAGCGAGACGGAAGGCGAATCGCCGCTCTGGGCTGCGTCGGAGTTTTTTACCAGCTCCTCCACGTCCTGGACGCGCATGGATGAGAGCCGCAAGGCCACCTGCGCCAGACGCTCTAAGGCCGCCGCGCTTTTGGTGCCCAGTTTTTCTATCTGCGATTCGGTAAAGAGCGGCTGCCGCTGCCGATTCACCAGTGTGCGTACCAAGAGCTTGGCCGTCGCATTCTCCATGCGGACTTTGCGCGTCGTGCCCTTGATTTCGACCAGCGAGGCTTCATAGGAATTCTTCCCCGCCGCCGTCATCCCGCACACCAGCACCATGCGCCCCTGCCATTCCGGCACGACGACTTCTTCCGTGGGAATGTCATCCATGCCAAGAATTTCGTCCGCTGTCAGTAATTGCTCGCCGTTCACCATCGGTTCCACCTATTAGGCCAGTCGCATGATGTTGAATTTCACGGAGGCGTTACTGGCCTCCAAGTACATATAGCCATCACTTTGCTTCCAGCCGGCAACCTGATCGATCTTGAGACCGGCGATATCGCCTGCCGCAAGCGAATAGGTCGTAATATCGCCCGTACGGTTCTGCGGATCAGCAGCCGATGTGAGCGTCACGGTATAGGGCGAGGCGCCTGAATTCCAAAATTGCAGCAGGACTGGCCCGTCCAAGAGAAATTGATTCTTATTCGCCACGTCAGCCGCTGTCCAGACACTATCGAGCGCATCGGCAGCGGGTTGTAACGATGGGTAAGGTCCGAGTGGAGTCGTCCGAGTGAGTGTTGTACGCGCCATAAATTCCTCCTCTTAATCGTCAGTGTCAGTCCTTATGAGAACGTCGGGGCTCCGGTGCAGCGGATCGTGATCTTCTGCGTGATCGGTCCATCCACCGGGAACTCAAATGGAACGGTTTTGACATAGCCGGAAAAGCTGATGGTCTGGATGCTGCCAGGCAACACCAGTTGCCAGTTGCGCTTGGTGCGTGCCAGAAAGTCCGTTCGCAATCCGATATGCGTCGGATCGCTATAGACATAATTGATCTCGAATTCGATGCTGCCCGCATCGATCAGGGTCAGAATGAATTCCCGAAACGCGCCGGCGGCGGCAGAACTATGCGTCGTCACGTCGGCTTCGTCCGTCTCCATCGACGGCCCACTGATCGACCGCACTTCTGATACGGTAGTAAAGGTCTCCGGTGAGCCTCCATCCCCGCGCTTCAGTAGAGTTCCATAGGCGGAAATTGCGTTACTTGCCATTGTCGTCTCCTTTCGTCGTTACACCATCACCGCCGGTCGTTGATACAGCACACTCAGCCGCATGACGGCTTGCGCCAGCGGTCCGGCTGCCGTGGTCGCTTCATCGCTCTGAATTTCATCCAGCGCACCCGAGACGATCGTCCGATCCGCCCGCAAAACCTGGAACGCGTTCCGCAACGTGTCGCAGGCGTCCTCGATCATCCGATCCAGCTTCTCGCGTGGGTCGCTCGGATCATTGGCCCACAGCACGAGCTTGACCGTGGCGGATACCATGTCGCGCTGCAAACTATTCCCCTCGGCACGCGCCTCATCACTCACGATCACGCAATAGACCGCCGCCTGCTTCAGTTCCGTTTCCGTCAAATACTTCACCGATACGCCGTACTCCGACACGCGCCGCTCCAGCGAGCCGTCCGACTGCTCGAATGCCGAGACGATGGCATCCCGAATGAGTGTGCGTGGGCTGGTGGCCGTGGCGGTGCTCATCGTCCGATCTCCGCGAGGACCTGGCCAAGCTCATCCTGTGCGCTCTTATCGATCGCCTCTTGCCCTGGCCCCACGACAGGTCGCGGACGCAAGAATCCGCGCCCATGGGACAAATTGGCCCCGCCTTCGAAAATGTTCATGAGCCGTGGGATAGGCTTCACCTGTCCCTTGATTTCATAGCTTCGCATCGCCACGTTCGACCGCATCTTGCCGGCCTGTCGGCGTAGGAATCCGGTGCGCGTCTGAAATTGGCTGCGAATCTGCTGCCGCGCTACACGACGCCCCGCATTCATGATGCGATACATCGCCTTGCGCACGGCGCGCAGCGCCTCTTTCCCGCTCTGCGCGTAGTCGAGCAATCCGCTTCGATTCACTCGCACGGACACCGCCATCAGTGCACTCCTGTCCGCAGACGGTACTTCCGGATAATGCCGTCGGCTAGCGACTCCCAGCCCAGATTCACGAATTGCACGCTCCCGTCGGCAATGGAGCGGGACCGGACGCCGACGAGATTGTGTGCGCCCTTTTCGCGTGCCGCCCAGACCATTTCGATGGCGGCCTGTTCGAGGTCCGGCGGAATCTCCTGAAATCCTCCGGTATAGGTGATCTTGATATTCTGTATCCCGGCCTGAAACTTGTAGCCGTCCAGCCGAATGATCCCCGCGTTCGCATCGTCGGTCCCCGCTACCGGAACCGCGTAGAGGGACGACGTCAGCGGCGTCGTATAGACCCGCAAGGGATCGTCCCAGAGATTCGTGACACTGACGATCGGCGGACGCGCCACGATCAGGCAGTGCGTCCAGTCCTGGCCATGGTAGTATTCAGTGACGGTGGCCTGTTCAAAGGTCCGTTCGCATTCCCGCTCTAGCCATTCCTGCACGGCGGTGATCAGCCGTGCCAATTCGTCGTCATGCTCGGTGACATCACCGGGAATGCCGCGAAAGGCTTTGCAGGCTGGAACCGTGGTCAATGCCATGACGTTCTTATCCCCAGATCATCGGAGCTGGGACTGCCTCTGCAGCCCCAGCCCGATCATGCCCACTGCTTAGTCGATCAGTGCACTCGGCGGTGTCGCCTGCTGATAGCGCACATCCCCGAGAATGTAGGCCACGCCATAGAAATCGGCGTTGGCGCCCGGTGAGGCTACCGCCAAGGTGACGCAATCGAACCCGCCGGCCACATCGAGCATGCGATCATCAACGTGGATCACATACATCTTGTTGGCCGTGTCCAAATTGAACGTATTGGACGAGGCGGCTTTTTTCGCCAGCGTGCCCGAGGTGGTGAGATCGTCCCAATAATCGGTAAAGGCCAGCGCCTTGGTCCCGGTTCCAGCCACGGCGGTCGCCTGCTTCAAGGTCACTGCCGCCGTTCCGGCTGCCCATGCGCCGGTGATAATCACAATGGTCAGCTGGCCGTAGTGCTTCAGACTGACGTACTTATCCGCCAGCGCGGCGCCGCTGTAGCTTTTCGGTTCACCCGCCCAGATCAATTTATTCAGCTCAACCAGATGTCCGTACATCGTGCGCTCTCCTTTCAGATCGCCGGCCTCAACAGGCGTCAAGGCCGGCGGGTTGTCATCAGTTCAGGCTTCTCGTTATCGTGCCGCCACGCAGACGAACGGGCTGAGCGTGTTGCTGCCCTTATAGGGCGTCAACGCCGCGTTCCAGGTCGGCTGTCCATCGTTCCGCACGACCCATCGGAAGGTCTGCTCGTCATTGAGGAATCGCACGTGCATGCTGGACGCGGATTGCACACCGCCCTTGTCAATGACGACGTATTGGCTCATATCAGCCAGGATCACATCGCCCTTCGTGCCGAGCGTCTGACAGTATTCGACGGGAATCACCGGACGCCCAAACAAGGTGCCGTAAGGCTGGCCCGCGATCGTGCCGGCATTCATGTAGACTGGCATGCCGCCGACGTTTTCCGTTCCGGCGACGTTCTTGATCTTGACGTTCATCTGCCAGAGTTGCGGCAGCACGTCTTGATTGATGAACCAGACCGCATTCTGCTGGCTGCGCGACCAGAGCCGCGCCCACATCTTCATGGCGTTTTCGGCTACGAATGTGGTCGAAACCTGCGAGCCTTCCGCGGAGACGGTCACGAGGCATCCACTATTCATGATGCCGAGCATGGTGCCCGCGCCGGTGCCGTTCATGATTTCATCTTCCATCGTGAAGGTCAGTTCTTCCTGGAAGGACTGGCTCAAGATGGATTCCATCGCCGTGGAATCTTGCAGCAGCTCGTCGGTGGCATAGGCCAGGCCGGTCAGCTTCTTGAGGGACATCTCCATCAACCGCACTTTCGGCTTTTTTGCTGTGAGCGGGTCGGCTTCATTGGTGCGATAGACCTGCACGCCGCCATACCGAGAACCGGTCGCCCGGCTGGTTTCATCGACCGCCAACATTTTCAGGCCGTTGGAATTAGCCCCGATCGGAATGCGTCGGCAGCGCGAGAGCACCTGCCCCAAATCGTAAGCCCGCTGCATGATTTCGGATGCGAAGTCCGTCTGAACCAGAAAGCCTCCATCGCTGGGCACCGTCTCGCCCAATCCTGACGCGGCACGTAGGTGGAGCAACCGTGGATCGATCTCCCCGCTCCGACCGGCACGCACCACCGCTGCAATTTGCTCCGAGAAGGTGCGGAATTCCTTAATGGGATTGATGACGCGGCCTTCCTTGTAGGTGCCATCGGCCTTGAGCACCATACAGCGCACTTCTTCCTGCACCACCGAGCGAGCCGATGCCTTGCCCTCGCCATCCGCAGGATTTGGACGGCTGGTGATGACGCCAGGCTGCGACAGCGCCGTTTCGTGCTGCGCCAGGCGCTCCTCGCGCTCAATGCGATCCTTCCGCACGGCCATACGCGACTCGATTTCGTCGCACTTCTTCTTTTCCTCTGTGGTGAAATCACGGCTCTCCACTTCGAGCCGGTCGAGGATGGCACGCATCGCGGCGGCATCTTCGATCTGAGCCCGTTTCAATACTGCAATATCTACTTTCATGTCATCCTCCTCATTTACGGAGTGGCTAACTCCAACAAGCGCCGTCGTCGTTCAAGGAGCGTGCGCGTCGGCTCCTCAGAGTGGGGATGACCCGGCTCCCGACTCGATGTCATTTCAGAGTGGGGAGTACCCGGCTCTGGTTCGTGTCCCTCTGCTGCGTGGTTACGCGGCTCAATTTCTAGTTGCTCAAGAATGTTGCGAACGGCGAGACTCATCGCATGGCGTTCCTCTTTGGCGATGCTCCCCTGTTCAAGACGCGACAACACCGAATCCATGAGTGCCCGGACATGCACTTCGGTTTGTTGATAGGCCGGGAAGGTGACGGGCGACACATCGAAGAGCCGCACCTCCAACAATTCGCGCACCGGCAGGCCGTCCTTGCCGGGTTGCAACCAGTGATCCTTGACCATCTGAAAACCGAACGACATCTGCGAGACATCGCCGCGCTCGATCGAGGTCATCAGATCGCTGGCCCACGTGGTGCTCGGCGGGAAGATCCGCGTCAGGAGACCTTTGTCATCCTCTTCGAGTCGCAAGGTCCGCGCAGACTTCCGACCGAGCACGAAATTAGGATCATGATTCCAGAGGGCGCGTATGTCGGACTCGCGCACGGTTTTCTTGAATGCGCCCTTGCGAATCACTTCCCGGAATCCCATCAGCGGCTGACTCATCGAATCAAATACCGCCGCATAACCTTGAATGGTGCGCGTATCCCCTTCAGAGGCAAGCCGAAGCTCGGCCACATCGAAGACACGCCGCTCTATTTTTGAGGTCAATGCCACTTAGCGAATCTCCGCTGCTGCGGTCACTGGATTGACGGGCGGCAACATGCTGGCCACCTGATCCAGAATTTCGGCCCGACGCAGGTCGGCTAAGCGTCCTCGCTCAGCTCCCGTCAAGACTTTCCCGACGCGATCATCGGCATCCAATTGCGAGAGTTCTGCTCGTTCATTCTCATTCATGGCTGTATGCCTCCTACGCAAAGTTCGTGTCAGTGGTCGACTGATTCTGCACAGGCGCTTCCCCGACGACGCCGATATTGGTCGGCTGCCAGTAGTCCTTCCCGTCCCCGCCTGGAATGGGGTTGAGGTCTTCCAGTTCGCGGATCTCGTCGGCATTCATCCAGCCGTTCTGTTTGGCTGTCTGATAGGCCGCATAGCGCGTCTGAATGTCGCCGCGCAGCAGTCCATCCACGTTGAATTTGATAAAATGCGCGAGGCGATCCTGTTCAGAGAGCAGTTCAATCTTCAACCGTTGCTCGAATCGGACCAACCAGGGCCGGACGCTATAGACGACGAACTCAATCGCTTGTTGTTCGATATTGCTGAACGTCGCCCGTTCCAAATCGCGCAGGAAATGCGGGGGAATGTTAAAGAGCCGGGCAATTTCTGTGACGCTGAACTTCCGCGACTCCAGAAACTGCGCTTCGTCCGGATTGATGCCCACCTGACTCCATTTCATGCCCTCTTCGAGAATCATCATCCGGTGCGCGTTGGTCAGACCCTGATGCTGCTCCTCAATCGATGTCTTTAACCGCTTGTAGGCTCCTTCGGAGAGTTTCTGTGGATGTTCGAGCACGCCGCCCGGTCTCGTGTCGTTCTTAAACAGCCGCCCGCCGTATTCTTGTGCAGCCAGCGCCAACCCGATGGCCTGACGCGCCGCCGCGATTGGCGAGAGACCGGTCACGCCGTTGGAACTCAGCCCGCGCAGGTGCAGCATGCGCTCTTGCCTCAGCAACACCGTCTGTCCGGTGCCTGGAATCGTGATGAGATAGTCGAGTGGCGCGTTCACACTGGCCCGCTGCACCTTCACGCGATCGGGATGAATCGGCCAGAGCGCAATCAGTCGCCCCGCCGCGTCATACTGTTTTTCTGAGTAGTGATTGCCGCGCAGCAGCAGGTGACACATGGCCGTTTCGCGCCATTCCATCGCCGTCTGCTCGGCGTTTGGTTGTTCGTGAATGAGGGGATAGAGCGGATGCGTGAGGGCTTTTTCTTTACCGGCATCGGTATGCCGCATCACATGCCCGGGCAAGCTGCCGATGGTCTCACTCAACAAGCGCACCGCCGCAAACACCGCCATGCAGGAAAGCGCCGAATAATCGTTGATCTCCACGCCGCTGGCCGAGGGATAGCCGCTGACGGCCCGATCCATGAGCCAATCCAGCTCATTCACCGTCATGCGTTTTTCAGGTTTGAGGAATCGCTGGAGCAGTCCCATTAGCGACGCCTCCAGAGGGCAAGAATGCCGAATGACAGCAGCCCGCAGCCAAGGACGATGAGCGCCAAGGGCAGGTCATACCGCCAGGCCACGCCGATGACGATACAGAGAAAACCGACGCAGACGATCACATCGACCGCATCGGGCACGCCAATTTGTTTGGAAGGAAGGCCCATACGGGCCTTGAAATACTACGACGGAAGCAAGGAGGCTAGGTCAGTTTGTCTCACTACGTCTCGGATTGTCTCGCTTTGGTAGGGTTTATCTGAGAATATTTGTGCAATGCGCGGTCATGACCTGTGTTCATAAATATCGCTTCACACTGTCGGTCAACGGACGGCGACGGCCGCCCGGTGTCTTGGTATATTGCAGCTTCCCATCGTTCATATATCGATCGACCGTGCGAGGAGTCACACCCAGCAAAAACGCCGCCTCATGCTTATTCAGCTTCGTTTTCCTGAACAATTCGTTGGGGTCATAGGCCGCTCCGGTATCCCGACGCTTAGGTCGCTTCGCCATTCCATGTCCCTCCTATCGTGAGAACCCCGCGCTCTTCATAGACCGATCCGGTCGCGTCCTGTCGCATGATACGATCGAGCGCCAATAAGATCCCGACAATGCCGTCGATCTTGCCTTGGCTGCTCGCCTTGTCCGGCTTCAGATTCCCGGCCGGATCTTCGCGCACGGCCACGTTGTTCGCCATCCACTTCAAGACCGGATGGCCGCCGTGATGCAGATGGCCGCCCAAAAGCCGCCGCTCGAATTCTTTGCACGGCCCCGCCATGCTCATATAGCCCATGCCGCACGCCGCTACGGTCAACCCCTCATCGGCGAGCTGCATCGAGAGCTGATAGCCCTGGAACAGCCGATCCACTGCAATTTCCTGCACCTGAAATGTCGAGGCATCGTCGAGAATCTGTGCGCGAATGGTCTCATAGTCGATTGCGTTCCCCGGCGTGGTCCGGAGCCACCCGTCACGCGCCCAGGCCTGATACTGCTGATGATACCGGTTATGCTCATCGTGCAGCTTGGCTTCCGGACACCAGAGACGCGGCAGGATCGTGATCCGGTCCGGCCTCGCCGGATCGGGAAACAACAGCATCCAGGCCGTGAGATCCGAGACGCTGGACAGATCGAGCCCGCCGAAACAGAGCCGTCCGCGCAGGGCCTCCTCCTCGATCGGCGGGCCCGCATGGTCGTTCCACAACTCCATGTTGATCCAGCGGATGACCTGCTGCGTCCATCGATTGAGATCCAGCCGGAGAAAGGTGTTGAGCTTCGACGGCATGTTTTTGGCCTTCTTGGCCTGCTGGCGCATATATTCCAGCTTCTTGCTAATGCCGAGATTCGGGTTCGCCTTGTACCAGACCTGCTCATCTTCCCAGTTGTCTTTCTCATCGATCGCAGAAATGAAGACAAAAAAGGAATCGTCTTCGATGATGTGCCGCAGAATCTGCTCGCCATAGACATGCTGCTCCCAGCACACGCTGGTTTCCGATTGATCCGTGCCGGCTGTGGTGATGCAAAACAACATCGGCTGCCGCCGGGCGCTGGTACCGGTCTCCATGAGATCGAACACGGCGCGCGTCTTATGCGCATGCAGCTCGTCGACCACGGCCCCGTGAACGTTCAAGCCGTCCATGGTGTCATCGTCGGCGCCGAGCGGCTCATACTTTTGATGCGTGTCGGCCCGGCTTAGGTTGTTCTTGAACACGTCGATGAGATCAAGCAGCTCCGGTGTGGCCTTGACCATGCGCGTGGCCTCACCATGGACGATGATGGCCTGATCCCGCTTCGTGGCCGCCGAGTACACTTCGGCACCCGGCTCGCCGTCGGCAAAGGCCAGCAGCAGGCCCACGCCGGCCCCCATTGTTGATTTGCCGTTCTTTCTTGGCAGCTCGACATAAGCCGTGCGAAAGCGCCGGGTGCCATCGGCCTTGTACCAGCCGAACAGGCACCAGAACGTGAACATCTGCCAGGGTGAGAGCACGAAGAACTGCCCGGCCCATTCGCCCTTAGAATGTTTCAGGTAGGAGCAAAACGTGATGGCGCGCTCGGCCTTCTCCCGGTCGAACACCAGCCCGCGCGCCGCACCGTCCGCCAGATCCGACACATGACGCTCAACCGTCAGGCGGATCAACTCACCGGCCGGCACGCTCCCGGACAACACGCCGTCGATATAGCCCTGCACGGTCTGCTCAACCGTGGACACTGCCGGCACCACCGGCGCCGACGCCTTCACCGGCTTCCTACTGGTCCGACGCCTGGTCGTTCTAGTGCGCTCATCCGTGGCTGTGGTCATGCCGGTTTGCCTTTGATCTCCTCCGTCTTGCGATTATTCTTCATCCGAGCAAACCCCGAATGCCTGGCAACTGCATCTGCTCAGGCCCTGGCAGCTTTTTAACCCTGGTATGACCGACTGGCGAGGCTCCAAGTTCCGACAGTGCCCGATGATAGGCCGCGCGCGCGCGATCTCGAATTGCTACCTCCGGCTTGGTCCTGAGCATCACCGAGCCGTGCTGATTTTTCGTGCGATAGCAGAATTTTCCGCCTTCGAGCGCCTTACTCGCATGCATCAGTTCGCTGTACGCGCTGACGGCCACGAATAAGATGCCCGCCGATGCCGGCGACAGAATCGGCGCCAGCGACTCCACGAGCTGATCCCACTGCTGCGAGGCATAGCGATCGAGCCCACGCGGTTTCTTCGGCAATTCTGCGACAAACGGTCCGCTCGAATCCGATGCCATTGGACGCTTGCCGGGATTGCCGTTCAGGATCTTCAGCGCAAGATCCTTCGGTTTACGACCTTTCATAATTCACCCCGCGTTACCACCGGAATCCCTCATCCACAGCGCTGATTCCATCTTTTTCTTTTCCAATTTCGCGGCCACCGAAAGTAAGGGAAGACGATCGGTCTAGGTCGAAAGACTGTAGAGATTTCACCCCCCCCTACCCCCTGATTCCTGTCCGTTCGCGAGCTGTCTTTTGTTTATGACAGAACCCGCACAGCCCCTGCAGATTGCTCTCATCATCGCTACCGCCTCGGCTCCTTGGCATGATGTGATCTACATCTGTTGCCCGCCGCTTGCCGCACGCTCTGCACCACGGATGCGCCAACAGATACGCCTTCCGTCTCTGCTGCCAGGCATATCCATAGCCTCGCTGTGTAGAACTCCCGCGCCGATCGTCGTACAGCCGAGCAGATGGCTGCACCCTGGCCGGCCGCCGATGCGTCGGGCAGGGACCGAGCACTGGGCATCCCGGACGCGGACATGGACGCAACGGTAGATTCGGCATCAGCCCACCTGCTCACGTTGTTCGCGCAGCTTCGCCTGGAAGCTATCCCACTCCATCACGCCGGACACCAGTTGCCAGAGCAGCTCGCGATCGCTATCCCAAATGCCCGGCATCGGTTGATAGCGCGTGCCTGCCGGGAACTGTTCCACCCAGTCCAGAAACGCCCGCTGCTCGCTCAGAAATGCGCCGTACGTTGACAGCCTGGCTCGATGCTGGTGATAGGCGCAGAACTTCTCTCCAACGCGCCCATCCGTGCGTCCGACGCCCGCCGGGACATGACACACATGCCCGGGCGAAACGATCCATTCGCAGAATCGCCACTGGCGTTGAGTCGGGAGTGGCCCCACCATGAGCGCCACGGCCTGCTCATAGCCGCACACACAGGTCCGTCCCGTCATCGCGCTCTCGCATTTCGGACACAGGCTCATGTCGACGCCCCTACCTGCCCCAGATACTGCTCGAAATTCTCAGGGCCGAACAGCGTCTTGGGCCTGAGATATTCCCGCATCTCCACGTTCTGTTCCCACCGCACCAACCGATTCCCCACCACTTGCCGCACCTGCTGCTCCGTATAGCCTCGTTTGAGTAGCGCATAGACCATCCGCAAGCTCTTCGTCGGGTCTTTATTCGGATGACGAGCCGGAAAGCGCTTCCCCGTCTTCCGGTTCAGAAATTCCAGAATCCCCTCGGCAGTTATCCACAAATTCATGGGCGCACCGTCGGGCGGCAAGCCCGACAATGAGTCTTTGGAAAGATCTTTGGAAAGATTCTTCGGAAAGATCTGTTGACCTGGGGTCAACACCCCTGTTGACCTGGGGTCAACACCCTGTTGACCTGGGGTCAACACCCCTGTTGACCTGGGGTCAACACCCTGTTGACCTGGCTGATCAGCTAATGCAGGATTATCCACAGGCGTTATGGCAGGACAATCCAACCCGACAAACTGATACCGATTGGTGAGCTGCTTCGCATTAGTGCCAGCCGGCCGGATGATGCGGAGAATCCCCTTCTCCTCCAAAGATCGCAGTGTGCGGACCAAGCCAGATGGAGTAGAGAGGGATTCATTCGCCAGATGCCGCAGGCTCGCCCAAGCATCCCCCCGATCCTCATTGTGATAGTCAGCCAGCACGAACAGCACCAGCTTCTCCGCCTTCGTAATCGGTTCACCCGTATGGGATTGCCGGAGCTTCTTCACAAACCCAGTCGCCGCCCAACTCATAGCGCTAGCCTCATTCGTTCTCCTCATAGAGCGGGGCCCGTTCGCCCGGTGAAATCCGATGGCCCACGATAGAGCGGCCCCGATAATCGCCCTTGCAGCAATTGCAGATCCGATGATCCGGCCCCGTCGAACGAAACCACCACTCACAGCCCAGGCAGCGACGGAGCGTCGTCGGCTGCGCCTCCAGGGCCAGCGCCTGTTTCTCACGGATCGCCAGCGGTCGTTGCCAATCAGCCATCGAACTATTAGCCTCCGGATGTACCCGATTCGTTCGGATATAAACTCGATTGCCCCGTGCGCACATCCAGCGCCAGACGGTTAATCTCTTCCAAAATCGCCTGCTCGCGCATCTTGAAATCACTCATCATTTCTTTTTTTTTGCTCTTTCAGCGCAGCAAGCATGTGAATCTGCCGCGCAAATTCACGCCCGAGATTTTCAGTCTTGGTTCCGCTCATGCCCCCCTCCGTTTCTCTCCCATTGATTGACGCGCCGCCCATCGATCCGCCCCCAGCACATAGCCCACGCCGAACAACATCACCATGCACAGCACAGCAATCCATCCCGCCAAAAGCCACCACAGCAGCGGCTGATCGTGCACGCAGCCGAAGAGCATCATCATGGCGCCAAGACCCCAAGCTGGAGAGCCCGACGCAAAAGCGCAATCGTCGATGGCACCTGCCAGCGCCGTTTCACCATCCGCAACACCGAGTTCGCCTGCATCAGCGTCAGGCCCACCATCGCCGCCGCTTCTTTCTGTGACTGGCCATCCCAGATCAGTTCGAGATAGGTGCGCTCCACCGGAATCAGCACTAGATTCCCCTTCTTGCGGCTCATCATTGCATCCCCTCTTCACACACTGCATACGAGTAGACCCACGGCGGGCCATATGCCGGCACAAAGACTTGATTTGCCGCGCTGTAGGCTTCGGCCTCTGCGTTACACTCAATGAACGATGAAAACTTACGACCTTTCTCTTTCTTGACGTGATACCAGTCATCTGACGGAAGTAGATCATGGGGATAGTTGCTGGCCGAGAGAATGATAATCACCAGTGTCCAGATCATGGTTTGCGCTCCTGTATCATCGACTCAATCCACGCAATTACTTCATGATCTTCAAGGAAATGTTCTTTCAATTCTTCCAGAACGATAGACAGCACCGCCGCTTCGCGGGCGGCACTGAAATCAACAAGAGTCTTCAGCAATGACGGACCAGGATTAGGCAACCCATTGGCCTCACACCACTCCCGCGCCACTCGTTCACGGTCAGCCTGGCGGTCGTGGGTCATTGCTTCGCTCACAGCGCCTCCACCGCGGCACGCGCCGTCTTCGTCTTGGTCAGCTGCTCCTCGAGTTGCCCGATCGCCTGGTCCATCTGCGCGAGCAGGCACCGTCGCCACTCCGCCCAATGCACGCCGGACGGCGTCTCGGGCGCGGCGCTCGTCGGCACGTTCGCCTCGACCCGCACGATCGTCTTCTCGTTTTTAGGCCGCGCATCCTGGGCAGGGCGCCCTCTCTTCTTCCGTTCTGGCGTACCGTTCGCCGGCAGTGGCGGCAGGCCTTGCCGCTTGCGCTTTTGATTCTCGTTGCTCCATTTCTTCATGTCCCTATGGTGCGGACACATCACGCTATCGTCGGCGGGATCGCTGTGACAGCCGGATGGCCAGGTGCAGGTCTGTTTCGTGGCCGCCTTCGTCTCGCTGGTCATCGTTACATCCTGTGCGCTGAGCAGTCGCGGTTTCCCCGAAGGCCGTCCGCAATTGATACATTTCGATTCGTCATAGTGGTCGATCACCAGCCCGCCGCAGGTCCGACATGTCATCGCTACCGCACCAGCCCTCCCGCACGACTGACCAGGCAATCAAACGGCGGCTGGGCCAGGGCCATACGTTCGGCGAGATCTGCGTCGGCCTTGCGCATACATGCCGGACACAACACCACCGGCCCGTCGGGCATCGGCCGCACATAGAGCGGCACCGTCCAACCCAAGATGGAGCATCCCTCACAATGCCGCATCGCCATCAGACACTCCTCTCGCGCATCACCACGCCAAGACCGCCATCACGCCCACAACTAGCATCGCCGCCAATCCCAACCCGCCCAGCACCGTGCGCCATCGGGCACAGGACAACGCATCGTCCACTAGACAGCGCATCAGCCGGGCGTCCATTTCCTCGTCCGTCCAGTGCCGGTTTGAGCGCGCAGCCTCACCTACCTCAAGCAATCGACTCATGACGAGACGCGGCATTGGCGCACCTCCTCGGCAAAACGCATCAGATCGCCCAATACCACCGTCAGCCAGTCGGCCCCGCCTGACAGCGGCTGGACGAGACAATAGGCCCAGCTCAGCCGCTGATCACGATGCGGGACGCAGGCCAGGAGATCCACGCAGGAGGCAAACCACCGGCCAAATGCCTCCGCGCTGATCGCCACCGTGGGCGCGACCGACACCAGATCATTCAGCAGCAGCGTCAGCGCATCGCCAGGCAGGATTCTCGGCTCTTCGATCAGCTCATCCATGACGCCATCCTCACCGTGGGCAGGGGCCGGTCCTGTCGTGCCCGTCCGTCCCCCGCCACAGGTTCACAATGACACCGCCACATTCCGCTGCTCATCGAGCCGCAAGGCCGTAGCCGCCTACCATTCCTGCATCCCATCGTCTGCCTGGCCAGAGGTGCCAACAGGCCAGGCAGATCGACAGTCGCGCCGCTCTGCGAAAACGGCGTCCGGTTTTCCACGGACCCGGCAACCGCACTCATGGCCAAATCGACCATCGGCCCGTCCGAATGCCACGGTCCACGATCATCCCCGCCATCATGCCCCACAGAAAACACGCCAGCGCAAGTTCCCATGCCGCCATCACATCCCTCTCAGCACTCAGCACTCACGTCTCAGCACTTCTTCAATGCCAGCCCCGCATCAAACCCCGCTTCAAATTCACGCTGCAGCTCCACATCCCGCGCAAACCAGAGCACCGATGCGTCCGAGACCAGCGCCCGGACTAGACCTTGATACCGCGCATCGCACACCTCCACGCGCCGACTTGCCGCCGCAATCGCTTCGCGCAGCCGTTCATCCGTCGCCATTAATCACCCTCATGGAGCAGCCGACCGTCGCGCTGCCTGTCCAGCCGATCCATCTCCTCCGCCACCTGCGGCCATTGGATCTGCTCCATCGGAGTCAGTCGCAGATAGAGCGAAAGATTCGCCTGCGCGAGTTCCGTCTCCAGCGCCATCACCGGATCGATCCTGCTGATGGTTGACAGCATCTTCAGCCTCTCGCCAGAAAGGTATTCAAGAGCCGCGTCATGCCGATCCTGGCCAGTCGATTGGCCAACAACTTCTTCACGTTCGAGGGAATCACCGCCCGCCGTTTCATCGCAAACCATTTCACCCCGCTTCGCCGATGCGCACAGCGCATATATTTCAGCGAGTCATTCACCGGCTTCGCTCTGCCGCACCGCGCACAGCGCATCGTGACTCCTTGCCAGCTTAGAGAAGTAGCGTGTTTGCGGTGAGAAGCATCTGGCATTGCCTCATGAGCATGGTTCGTTAGGCGGCAGACTTTCGACGGGTCCGTTCGACGTGCCGCCTCAAAACACTTTCGACGTAGGCGCTCATGGAGATTCGCTGTGCAGACCGCTTCCGTTCTTGCTCAATCAACGCCTTGATGTCCGGTGAAATGTAGGCCACGATCTGCGTGAGCGGTTGCTTGGTCATCGGTCCCTCCTGAATGTTGCCTACTATACAGTGCCCTATGTTGCCCTGTCAATACCCCCCCCCCTACAAAAGATTTTCCCTCTGAGCTTGACCCATGACAGGGCGCGGCATTACACTCTAAGGCATCAAGCCCTAACTTAATGCGAAGGGAGGTGAGCATGTTGGCAGTACAGGTGCAGCGGAAGCAGGTGGTCGGGTACGTGGAGGCGTCGATCAAGGAAGAATTGACCGCGATGAAGGCGGCAAATCGGCGTCTGTCAGAAAGTGAGCTGGTCGAGGAGGCTCTGGCGATTGCTATGCCAGAGCTGAAACAGCGGCATCCGTCTCTTAAGATGCCCGTTCAGGGTTCCCCAGGCAAACGCAAGTCTGCCGCCTGAGCGGGGGTAGTTGGGGCGCTCGACAGGCTTCTTCAGGTTCGTAGTTGCAGAGAGGGGTTCAATGGTGTTACATCCACGGGTTACAATTCTTTTTCCAGCCGCGCCCGTAGCTCAATGGATAGAGTTTTCCCCTGCACGAGTTGCGCTATCCCCCATTCGTAGCGTAGCCGAATTCACCATTCCTGCTACAGTTCTCCCTGTTGTGCGAACTACAAGGGAGGAGCATCATGTCCTGGCTGGCTCGTTTCTGCTCGTTGTTCTCCAAAGCTGAACCGAAACGCCTGCCGCGTGAACGGTTCGTGCTCCCAAAGGAATGGCAACTTTTGCGCCCGTTAATTCAAGCGCAGCCGGCCAAGGTGCGGATTTATTTCTCGCTGCTCTTTTTGCTCGGCTCGCGCATGAGCGAACTCCGTACCGCTCGCTGGCTCGATATGGACCTGGACGCGGGACTGTGGCATAAGACCAAAACGAAGAATGGACGGCGGCAGATCGTGCCGCTCTCGCCATCGGCCTGTGCATTGCTCCGGCAACTCCACCAGACCGGCCCCTATCTGTTCTCGGGCGACATCGACAAGGGCGGGAATGCTGAGAAACCGTGGAGCCGCACCGCCGTCCGTCATTGGTGGAGGAAGATCCGGCAGGAAGCAGGCTGTCCAGATGTGCAGATCCGGGATATCCGGCGTACCGCCGCCACCTGGATGGTGCAGAGCGGCGAGAATCTTATGACGATCAAAGAGATTCTGAACCATTCGTCGGTGTCCATTACGCAGGTGTATGCACGGGCTGATTGCAGCACCCAAGCCGCCGCGCTCGATCGGCATGCGAAGAAGGTACTAGGATAACCACAGAAAGGAATGCTCTATGCGAACGGGAACCCTATTGCTCATGTCAATGATCCTCTCCGGCTGCTCAGTGTTCACCTATGATCTCACGCCACCGTCGGTCTCAACCGTGGCGTCAACCCACCGTGGAGAAGATTGCGGGCCGATCATCTTGGGGCTTGGATATGGCGATCTGAGCGTCGCACAAGCGATGAAAAATGGGGGCATCACCACTCCATCCAGAATTATTCTAAAACAAAGTGTGGTCCTCATCGGGGGAGAGAGCTGTCTGGTGGTCCACGGGGATGGCCCAGGCGTGCAGAAATCGCAGAGCCCCTATCAGAATTATAGCCGGTAGTCCGAGCGCAAGGGATGGACGCGGACGCAATAATTCATCGCCGCTTTTCGCAGATGGCCAAGGCGGCATGGAGCCGGATGACCTCGTCGAACAGCTCCGCATGTTCCTTCACCAGCGCCCTCGTCACCAGCACGCAGTCCATGGTGCAGGCGACCGACGCGGCACTGGCCGGCACCTTAGGGACTTTGTTCCCGGCGCAGCTCACGATACCGAGCAAACAGCTCATCGCAAGCCACCCAGTCACCTTTCGCAATGGCTTCATCCATCCCTCTCGCGATCAGCTTGAGTTTATTGTCGAGCGTCAGCTGCTCCATGCCGGTCGGATCTACCGCCCAGCCAAACAGCTTCGACAGTAGTTCCGCCACAGCGGCAATCGCCGCCGCTTCGCCAGGCATTATTGCACCGACTGCGCCACCGGCTCAGGCTTGGGCGCATTGGATTTGTTGTAGTCCTTCGCGAACACGCCGATCAGTCCTCCGATATTGCCCATGCCAAAGGCAATCCATTCTTTCCCGGTCTTGGGAATACCCTGCTCCACAAAGGCCTGATTCAACCAGGTCAGGACGATAACCGAATAGCCCAGCACCGATGTAATCCAGCTGTTCACCATGATCGCCTCCTTGCCGATGCCCGTGTTACCAGGGCGGTTGATAAATGATCACTACCGTTTCCCGTTCAGCAGATGCTCTTCAATCCGTCCGAGCTTGGCGTCGATCCCGGCCAATCGCTCGCGATCGCTGTCCTGATGCGCCATCAGCGCCGCGACATCCTCAGCCAGCGGCGACACGCGCGAATGGACCTCATCGACTTTGCGATCCATCTCGCCTTGCAGCGTCTGACATTTCTTGTCGAACTTGTCCTCCAGCTTATTCAGCCGCGGATTGATCCACCCGACCATGCCCGCCACCGTCGTGAATACCCCGACGATCAGCCCGAACGTCGTGTCCATCCATTCCCATTTCGGCTCGGCCACCGGTCCCTCCTTTCGGGCACTCATTGACCGCATGGTGATAGGCGGCATCATGTTCGTACGTCATCCCACAGCGCACACAGGTAAAGATCCGGGGACCGAGATATAACCGCTCCCATTCGCCCGTCAATCGCTCCATCGTTCATACCGCCGACGGCGCTATCGCAACCGGCAACATCAGATTCAACCCGTCCAGCTTCAGCTTCCAGGATGGCTCTTCGAAATGCCCGCGATCGCCTTCGAGATAGGCGCCGACGGTATCGCCCAGCGGATCGAGGCCCGCTTTCCAGGCGATCTCGTACAGATCGTCCCAGAACCGGAGATCCGGATTCCATTCCGGCTGCCCGGTCGCCAGTAGCGGAATCACGTCCAGCGCCATCGCGGCTGCTGCGCCAGCGAGCGTGATCACGTTATGCGCACTCATGCCGGGTTTTGAATTCGTCACCACCAGCGCTTTATCCGCAATCTCCCATTCACCGGTTTCACGGACAAACATTCGGCCCTTTTGATAATTGAGCATCTGTTCCTGGACCGCACGCCACCCCGAGACAACCAAAAGCGTGCGCCCGAGTTTCCGCTGACAGCGTTGGATCAACTCCATTGCTGGCATCCGGATCACCGGCGCGAGACCGTCGAGTCGTTCCAAGTGTTGGGTCATACGGCATACTCCTCTTGTGAGGCCAGCATCCGGATCCGATCCCAGAGGCTGGTTTTCCAGTCGTGCTGCTCCTGCCTGACCATGCATCGGCGATTGGCCAGGATCGTCTCGTCTGTCCGATCACCGCAGGCCATGCAGGCAAGCAATCGGACCTTAGTGCGCCGAATGCATTCGATCTGCAACAGGCCTCCGCAACGGATGCAACTACCAGACTGATTCATGGCAGTGCCGCCTTGACGGCCAGATGAAAGGAATCCACTGTCGTCAGTTGATCGGGCAACCCGGATTGCAACCTTACCTCGCCCGTGATCTGACCGCCGACCGTGATGTCCGTCGTGAGAAATTGATATTCCGCCTGGCCTGGATGCAGCGTTTGATTCAGCAAGGTCATGGTTTTCTCAACCGTCGTGCCGCCGTTCACGGCATAGCGCAGCGTGACGGTTTTGCCGGTGAGATCTACAGGCTGCTTCGTTTCCAGATCCGAGATGGTCACCGAGAGCTTGGTTCCCCCATCTCCTGCAACTAATTCATAATGTGCCATGTGTTCCCCCGCTCATCAGACGTTCATATCGCGTTCAACGGACCGAGAAACATCCAGCGATTCGGTAAGCAGCGGAGCCACGCGAAGTTCGCGCATCGGCTGCTGGCTGACATGCAGAGAGACATCTATGATGACAGTCGCCGCAATCGTCCCATCCGCCGTGACAGGCCCTCGACGCTGCGTCGGCCATTGCAGGCCTTGCCATGTGGAGCAAATATACTGATACAGTCGCCGCGCATTCGGCGGAGGATCATGGACCGGCACGGCGGTATAGATGATGGGCAAGACACGCCGGATGATGGTCGGACTCGCCGCAGGTTCATGCTGCTGCAAGATGACCGGCAGCCAATTCTGTCGCGTCGGAGGAGTATCAATCGACTGAGGAATCAGGCGAGCCGCACGCTGGACCGGCCATGAGTCAACCGGCCATTGTGTGAGAATGTATAGGTTCGTCCGCTGGAGCAGCGGCGGCGCATCGGCAACGGCTGCGCCAGGTTGCACGATATGCCGATATTGATGCGCGGCCCAGATCGGCGCTTCAGATTGCGCAATGGCAACCTGTGCCTGGACGGTGCGAGCGGCATGCTGAAATGGCGGATTATCGACCGCCTGCACGGACGGCTGCGCCAGCTTGGGCCTGGTTTGTACGCTCCAGTCTGGTAACGGCTGCGCGACAAGTATCTGAGTCTGAGCAGTTCGACCGCGATGACTGAACGGCGGATCGTTGACCGGCACGCTGGTAATGGCGAGCGGCAAGGGCGGACGATGCTGCGCGTCCCAGGTCGGATATGGCCATTCCCCTGCATAGTCGCGCCTGGAACTGAAGGGCGGATCGTTGACCGGAACAGCCGTAGTATCCGCAGTGAGTTTCGGCCTCGCCTGTGCGCCCCATGGCTCAGGCTGAGATTGATTGACGATCTGCAGCTGCGTTTCAACCGTTCTCGCCGCATGATTGAACTGAGGATCAGGTGGCGCCGCAATGACGACGGACGCCATGAGCGGGACGGCCGTGACGATTGACCAGGTCGCCAGAATACCGTTCATGACATTGCGGAATGGAAAGGTCGAGGGAGGCGGCGGGGCTGGTACCGAGTCCACGGCACGGATGTGCTGCGTGAACGGACCCATCCCTTGGAGGGTGCCGCCATCCTGCTCCTGCAATCTGAAGAGAATCGGCTTCGGCATTTAGTTCAGCGCAATCACGCTCAGATTGTGCACTTGCATCGTTTCCGCTGTGGAGCCAGACCGCTTGTATTGCACGCTCACAACATTGTTTGCCGTCAGATCGACTGAGCCGGACGCCGCCGGCGCCGATGCCGGAATCAACTGCGGCTGATTGGTGGACGCCATCACGGCCACGTTATAGAGCGACCAGCCGGTGACAAAGAGCGTGCCGGTGGCGCCGATGGTGCGGCAGACCACATCACACTCCATGACCCATGAAAGATTGGTTTGTGAGGCAATCAAGGCGACGGCTGCCGAAGAGGCTAAAATGGTGCCGTTCGCATCTGCGCCGCTGCCCCAATAAATGTCCCAGGTGCCGTTACCGGGCGTGGCGGCGGTGGTGATCCGGCCAAAGAGTCGAATGCGAATCGCCTTGCCGATGAAATTGAAATAGTTGGCCCCGAGCGGCGGGAAGGATGCCGCTGGGTACAGCGCCTTGTCCGTGGTCGAGAGTGTGACAGAGGCCACATCCCCCGTGAGCCAGGGCGCCCGCGAGTCGAGATAGTACATGCCATCAGCCATGGTGCATCCTCCGCGTCTGGAAGGGGAAAGACGCGGCGCGTCCTTCCCCCGTCAGATAATCTGCGTTTAGACTGCTGCGGACGTGAGGCCGGATTCGAACCGGCTTGAGGGGTGGTCTAAAGACCACGGCAATGCCCATGCATCGTTCCCATCTCTCACGTCCTGGTGTTACGCGACTAGACTTCTGCGTAATTCACGCCGAAGTGCCAGTTGGTCAGCGTCGCTGCGGCTGCCGGCAAATACAGGCCGAACCCGCTCGTGGACCCTGCCGGCATGACGATGGTTTCACGCGGCGTCGGCACCCAGAGCCAGCCGTTCAGGACGTTGAAGCCGTCATCCAGAATGGCCGTCTTTGCCCCGCCGCCTTCTGCCGATGCATTGATGCCGCAGGTTCCGGCTGCTCCAGCCGTCCCACCGGTGATGACCGAAACGGCGCTGGCCCGCTTCAGTTTGGCCGGAGTTGCCGACACCAGCGTCGGGAATGCCGTGACCTGTGTCTCCAACTGCACGCGCTGCTGGGCGCTGGTCGCATTGGCGCTCTGGCCGATCCAACACCGCATAATTTCCAGATTGACAGCGGGCGCGGCGGCTGGGTTGATGAAGACCAGCGTCACAACCGCGTTGGCCAATGTCTGTCCACCGCCTCCTACTGAATACTCGTTCATGTTGCTCCTCCTTCTTGTTCGCGTGATCCGGTTCACAAAGAAAAAGCCCGGCTCCGAGGAAGGATCACGTTCCTCGAAACCGGGCTTGGTCATCCCAACAACCCGGACAGATGGCTCATTCGGCCCTTACTTACTCGCTCTGTATCCTCCCCTGAAAGACCGGCAACGGCTCACCCGGTTTACAATGCGCCTTCGGCTCCACGCTCGTAATCTCCCCGTTTTGCATCCCGATCGTCACGGTGCCGAAAAACCCGTTTGACCGCAACTGCCTGAACCAGTGCAGGACCGAGTCGAATTCATAGGTTGTCTTTCGCATCATCGTATCGGCGCAGCGGCCCTGGCCTCTTCAAAACTTCTGAATGCGGCCTGCTGAATGACCGAGGCCAGACCAAGCGTCACAATCACATCGCCTTGAAAGCGCGTCAGTCGGTTCCCTTGCAGATCCTGCCCGCCGAAGACCATGATTGGATAGCGCCGGCCTAACTCTTGGATCAGCTCGACGTCGCTCAACATCATACTCCGACTCTGCTTATCTACATCAAACATGGTCCCTCCTTAAAGAAAACAGCGACCGTTCCAGATGCGCCAGCCGTCTCGCGTAAAGATCCGGATCTTGCCGTTCCGCCGTTCGATCCGGCTTGCAAACATGCCGGTGTCCATGCCATTGCGCACCACGTTGAAGGCGAACTCCCCATTCGGACTGTCGTCCATTCGGGCATACTCCGTCCCCAAGCACCACCGCGCTCCGCGTTCATCGGTGATCACCAGCGCCGGCGGCGAGGACACATAGCTCTCGGTAATATGCGTCTGCGGGCCCACCGGCACCATATAGGGCAACACGGCCATACTAGCCTCCCGGGTAATAAATCAGTCCCTGCATCCGCTTGCCGACGACGACATCAGCACCTCCTCCTCCCAATGTATATGTTACATCTAAAAATGGGCGCAGATCCGTGCTGGCATTATCTGAGGATGCATACGTCTTAAATGTTGCATCTGCCCCGGCCCCATTGCGCTCCAAATGCCAGCCATAATTTGCGAATGATCCATTGATCCATCCCTGCACATCGTCCACAAGGCCGCCACTAGTTTTCGTGACACTATAGAACACCCCAGCGGTCGTAATATTTGTAACTTGTCCACTGACTGCACTTATACGATCCACTTCGGCACCTATACCTCCAACGGTGTTCCAATTGTTCCCAGTCGAATAGACGCTCCAGGTCGCTTCAGCCTCAATCCAATTCTGCAGGGCGCGGCGAATATCGATAGTATGCGCAGCGCCAGCCGCCCCATCCGTTTGTAAATAGAATCCGAAGGTGATCGAGGTCACTGTGACGGGACCGATAATGTTGCTCAGACCAGTAAATTTAATCACGGAATGCGTGAAGTCCGCGCCCCCATATTTGGATGCCTCAAAGGTTTCAGAAGCACCATAATTTCCGGTCGCATCGGTTTGTTTCAATTGAGCATCGTCAACGCCTGTATAGGTGCCAACATGTGCTCCAGTTAAATTATCGGAGATTGTGACGGTGCTCATGCTGCGCCTTTACGGTTATATGAAGACTCATAAATGCGAACCGGATACATCTCGGAATGCTGATCAAGAGCATTACAGGTGCCGCCGACAATGCCGTCCAGATAACGCCAGCAAGGGCACGACAATACTGGAATGGCGTTTGATTGAGAATGGACATAAGCGAAAAAACCGCACCAATTTTCCCACGGCAATAGAGGTCGCCACAATTCCTGGTTGATAGGGAATGCTCATCGGTCCCACCCGCCGCGTCGCCCACACCAGTTGGTCGTAATAGATAAAGGTGTTAATCTGCCTCTCAGTAGGCAGCAAAGCAGGATTACTATCGCTGTGATTGATTTCCTGCCATAACGAACGGATGTGTTTGGCGCTGTCCGCATCTCCGCGCCAACGAACATTCGTGTACTGCGAACGCAACGTGCCCGATCCTGTGCAACTGAGTCCGTTCGTGCCACAATGATCGACCCACAGTTCCCAGACACCATTCTGGTCGGCCACCCCTCCCGTGATCGTGTTCAATTTGACGTGGACTTCGATGTAGTACCATTCGCCCGGGAAGTCGATCCCCACATTGATGAAGTTCCCCTGATTCTGATGCAGGTAGGGTTGCCGCGAGAGTGTGCCTTGCGGATTTGAATAACCTCGAACACTGCAATCTTCCACAGGGCACATATCGAGCCCGCCATCATGGAAGTGTGTCCCCATGCTGCCAAGGCAAATGCCGCCGACGCCAGCCACGCCGCAATTCACCGTGAAGAATTTCGTATTGATGCCCCATTGCACATCGGACGAAGGACGCATATACCACCGGGCATAGAGTTCGTCATACGATGAGTCTGCTGGGGCAAAGGAATGATCCGCCATGTTGCCGTATTCGTTGTTCCAGTATCCAGATGGGATCACGCCCGTCGTTGCGGCACAGTCGGTTCCTGCGACCCCCTTCGCTCCGCACACTGCCGCTCCAGCAGGAACAATCGTGCAGGTTGAGGGACAGGGCGATTCTGGGCTATTGAAGATTGTGCCGTTCCAGCCGTCATTGGGCGCCGAGGCGGTCGCATCTTGCGTGACGTACCACGTACCGTCTTCAAAGTCGTCGCACATCACAACGGATGAGTCTGATCCATCACATTGTGATTCGGAAGAATTATAATATGTGGCAGCCTGAGATGCGGATGTGAAAGCGCAGATACATAAGCAGAGCAGAAGTCTCCTGTGGAGACGTTTTCGCCCAATCCAGATCTGCAGCATCCGCCAGATGTTCATCGCGAGATAAAGCCCCGCGAGCATCGCGCCAGCTGCTTCGATGATCCGCAGAATAATGGTCATTCTTCAGAGCCCCTTATAGATGGTCACAATCTCCTGCTTTGCTGTCGCCAACGGCACACCCAGCTTCTGCGCCGTCCAGATGGCCAGCGCCTTAATCATCTTCTGCGTGGGACCATCGAACTGCGCCAGCGCCGCTTCATCGCTCCTGGCCGTGTCGAATGCGGTCAGCTCCTGTGCCGTCGCCAGTCGTTTTTTATCCACTGTGGTTGCATCGAATCGGTGCAGGCGTATATCCGGGCGTACCGCATCCAGATATTCCTGTACGCCCTCGGTTGACGGATCGAAATCCGGCCGGCTCGTAAGACCGTTCAGAAATTGCCCATCACTCAGGCGATAGCGAAACCACATAGATCACCAGTCAAAGCCAAGAATGTAAAGGTCGGCGCCTGAGCCACCATCCGCCATGACCGCCGAATAGCTCAATGGGCAGGTCCCAATATCAGTGACATACTCGGTCACGCTCGGGGCATAGAGTCCCAATAGCATTCCCGTCATAGTGCCCTGCACTATATCGGTTGCGCGAATATCGCCAATGCTGGCGCTAGTGGCACCCGTTCCGGTCCCCGTCAGGCCAAATATGGCCGTCAGCGCATACAGCGGTGGTACATAGGCGCGTAAGTCGATTAGCGTCAGCGAGCCGGAGAATTCATTGACGATCTGCGCATTCAGGTCGAGCCGACTGTACCGCCAGGCATTAGCAATTTGTCGGTATGCATAGAAATTCCCGCTGCTATCATTGTAGGCATAGCCAATCAGCGCATAGCGGTATCCAGACGGCACCGTTGACGAAAAGGCCACGTCATTTTCCGTAATGTAGATCTTCGCCAGCAGATCATCATCCGTATCCGCCGTCCAGGTGGAGGTGTCCGAATCGAACAGCGCCTTGCTGCCATTGGCATAGGCTGCCGCCGATCCGTCCATCCGCCATCCAATATAATTCGTCGCATTGACGGTCCAATCGCCTTGCGCAACAAGATGATATTGTGTCGCCGCTGAAATCGACGCGGGAGTGATAAACGGAACGCGCACCCATGTCGCCGTGGTGAGAATCCGCGACGCGTCGATTTTTACGCTCGTCGCCAGCGGCGTATTGTTCGGCACGCCGCCGCTATTGCTTTCAATGGTGAAATAGAGATTGCCGGTCGGTGTCCCGACTTTGATGAGCTTGACATCGATGAACGGCACGGGTCCGGCCACGTCTACCTTGAACCCTTGCGAGACTTTGACGGTACTATTGTCAACGGCACTTCTAATGCCTTGCGTCGCATCTTCCGTTACTGCGGCATTGATATCTTCATCGAGAAAATGATCTTTAGCGCGATGGAAACAGCCTTTCTTGTTGGTTCCATCATAGATCGCATAGAGTTCATACCAGGTAGAATTTTGCTCTGTGCCCGTGTCGAGTCCTCCTGCCCCAGCCGTCGCCATATCAATGACGACGTTCGACCAGCTTTGCACTTCTTGGCCATCGCTCATGACAATCGCATCGGCACTGAATAGGACTTTCGAGGCCGCCACATTGCTATCAGGATGCGTCTGTGCTCGGAGCCCTCTGAACGATTGCGAGAGCGATTGCGTCGCCAGGGCATCCCACATGGCCTTCGTGATGCCGAGCAACATCTTGTAGGTTTTGCTAGCTGTATTCTTGGTCGAAGCGCCGGTACTCTCCACGCCCCGTGTGACGGTCAGCGTATCGCCTGCTCGATTTGTGACCGTCACAATCTCGCGGTTCGGATCATCGGCGGGATCAGAGTAATCCGTGAAATTCCACCAGGTCAGTGGATAGGGGAATGTAGAGGGCAATCGAGAGCCGTGCCCCGCCGTCAGGACAATGCTCGTCGCCGCCGCGTCATACGTGGTGGAGACCGTGACTTTGCCGAAGTTGGTAACAGGTGTGCTCATCGCTTATGCCACATATTCGATCTCAATCATGCCGTCTGCTCCAGGAATACCTGTCTGAGTCCCATAATATTGCCCGCCGGCCCCGCCGGTCTTTCCACCGCCGACTGTCACGATTCCACCGCTTCCGCCGCCATTCGCGCCAGCTATCCCGTTAAGGTTCGACGTGGTTCCCGCAATGCTCTTCGTGCCTTTATATGCTGCTGCCAGCAACACACCCAGGCGATAGGCCGTCGTGTCCGTGGCATCCTGTCCATTGGTCGGTGCCGCGGCAAAGATCGGGCATCCACTGAGACTGAGTTCTCCATATGATCCGCCCAGCGTACCCTTGCCGCCGACTACCAGATTGATCTCGTCCCCTGGTGTCACGGAGACCGAGGCCACCGCTTTGCCGCCATTGCCACCCTTTTTCCCGTTGTACGCAGTCCCCACGCATCCAATGCGCGGATCGGTCATCGATCGCACCAACCATGCCCCGCTCCCTGAAGCACTCGCGCCCGTGAGTGTGAGCGTAATCAACGTCACGCCGGCCGGAACCGTCCAGTTAAACGATCCCGGCGTTGAAAACGTCACTGTCGTTCTGGACGTCGCCGCCGTGCCAGGCAGTTGCACGACCACTTTCCCTCGATCAATCATGCGCAACCATGATTGATAGGATCGCTGCTTGAGGGTATCGGGCATAAG